CTTTCAAACGTTCATTTTCTCCCATAACAGCATCCCCAACCGCTTCGGTGAAATCCATTAATGTTTTTCCTGGAGTTGACGAAGCAATATTTCCGTATGCCTCCAAAGCTTTAACTGATGGGTCTAAACCAGCGTTTTTAAGCCTAAGAAATGAAGTTACAACCTCGTTTAATTCAAACGGGGTTTGAGCAGCGAATTTGTTTATTTCGCCAAATGCTTCTTTGGCTGCTTTTGCATTTCCTTGAAAAGAACTTCTTAATGCGGTGTTTAGCGTTTCCATATCGGCAGCCGCTTTTAACGGTAAAGCCAATGCTCCCGCAATTCCTAAACCTATCATTCCTGCTTGTCTGCCAGCTCCAAACGCCCTATCGCCTCGCTCTGACATTGCCATAATTTGGCGTTGCCGTGCTGCTGCTGCTGCAATTATTCGTGTCGCTTCGTCCTTAGCGGTAAGGAGCAGAGCGACTTCAAATGTTTTTTTAGCCATAATATTTTTTTATATTAAATTTAATGTTTATATTTGCGTATGATTTAAATCAATTACCATGAAAAAACCAATTTATAACGAATTTGAAAGATATGTAATTTTAAAAACCGACTCTTATTTTAGGGTGAGATTAGTTTTAAAATTAACTGTTTTAAAAATTCAAAGAAGTTTCCGAAAATCTATAGGAATATCATTTGAAGAAAATCCAAATAAGCCTACTCCTAAATGGTTTTCGAAAGCATGCTATATTATAATTTTCATAGAAATAATTCTCACTATATTAAACTATATATAAAAAAACCGCAACCGTTATCGGTGCGGTTCTGTGCTATTCAGGTTGTGGGTTCATTTTTTCGTGTAATTTCAACGCCTCAATAAACCAATAATGAACGTCATTTCCATCCATTTCAAATAAAATATTTAACGATGTGTTTGAAAAATGCGCCAGAAATATTAATTGTTCTGGCGTTACACAAAAAGCTGGTTAATCGGAGTCATTATTTTTAAATAATCCACACCATCCATTTCTTCGAATTCGTCTTTAAATACTTGTTTTCCGTCAATTTCAACAAGGATTGAAGCCAAACATTCTGCCATATCTGAACCGTCCGAGTTCATAAGTCTTTGAGCTTGTTGCACATGTTTTCCTTTGAATCGTTTAATTATGCATTTTTTGCCACTCGGCAAATCGAATTCCTGATAAATGTTTCTGTCCGCAATGCCTTCAAGTGTTGTAGGCTGTTTTGCTGGTAATGTTTTTAAATCAGCTGATTTTTTTCCTGCGTATGCCATTTGATAAGTTTTTTAGTTAATAATAAAACGTAAATATAATAAAAAAACCGACACAATTACTGTATCGGTTTAATTCTCCTTTCTTTTAGTTAATTACCCCCCTATATTCGCTCTGTAAGTTGCAAAAATATCAACTCCATCAACTGAATAAATGTTCGCCAAAGCATCATAATCGATAATTTCAGCACCGTCAATTTCCAGCTTGTAAGCCGTGCAAGTCAATTTCGAAGTTGCTTCCACATTGTCGTGTTGCTTATAATTTCCAGCAGGGAAGTTTTTCGCTTGTACTGTCAAGTATGCTACGCACGGAACTTCGGCAACCAAACCGTTTGAATCGTGAGTTTCTAAACTCGATCTGATTTGCAATTTCATTGCTTTTCGTGGGTCTGCAAATTTTTTCAAAACGTCCGCATAAAATGCATTCCATTTTATTGTAGTCTCCAATTTGTCGATTCCGGAAAATAACTCGAATTTACCAATCATACCAAGCGCCTTATGCTCCGAAAGCATAAATGTAATGTCTGGCAAATTAACCTCTTCGGCTTTTCCTAACTGCGACTGACCATCAACGTAAACGTTGGCATTGGTCAATCTATTTACTTGTATCTGTGGCATCTGATTAAACTATTTGAGTTAATAAATTCACATCCAAATAAGATTTGAAAGTGATTCTTTCGGCTGGCGTTGGGCCCATAAACACAAGGTCAAAAACAACGTGTCCAAGTGCCAATTCCTCGGCTGTGTTATCAGCAGAATAAGTGCATTTTGAACCTGATAAAACAGCCCCACGACCAATTAACGTTCTGAAAAAACCATTTCCAGTATCTCTAATCGCGTCTATTGTGGCTTGGTTAATTGGTTTGTCGATAAACGGCAACATAGCCTGTTCTAACGACTCGTGAACAATATCTGCAATCCTGCGAATTGGAATAAAGTTTTTCGGGTCAGTATTCGTTGGAAATGCAGCAGAACGATTTCCCCAAGTTCTTGTTCCTGTGCCATAACCCGTGAACGTTGTGCAAATTCCTTTTTCATTCAGCAAATTAGCCTCTGTATTCGCGTCATTTACTGCTGAAGTAACAATAAATTCAGTACCTACAATTCCAGCGATTGTATGATTTGAAGGCGATACCCAATACCCCTCATTCAAATCTACATTTGCCATCACGCCTGCCATAAACTGGCTGTACGGAGCGTTTATATTAGAATCAGAATCGGCATCATAAACTTTCAAGTGAGGGCATAATAAATATGCTCTGTAACTTGCTGTTTTAAAATTAATCGTTGAAGCTGGACCACGTCCTGCAATAGCTTGCGAAACTGTTGTAGTTATTGGAGCGTCAATCAATGCGATTGCACGATACTTTTCAGCTAATGCGATAAATTCAGTTGCAACTGCAACTAATTCTATATAAACCGGTGCAATCAAGATTTTTGGAGTGAATCCAAAAGTATTGAAAACTAATTCTAAGCATTTTGAACCGGTGCGAACACCTGATGTGTTTGTTCCGATAATTTGCGAAGAAGTAACAGTTCCAGAATCGAAAATTTTAAATGTAAATTTCAACACTAAATCTTCAGCAGCAACGGCAGACAATGCTGTGAAGTTACCGAAAGCATCAATACTGTAATCTACACCAGCAACACCTGTAAAAGGAGTGGTTCCGTCGGTTAAAAATACCGTAACGGCTCCAATCGGAGCAGAAGATAATTTTAATTTTCCAGACGTGATTGTATGTGATTCAAGCGTCACTTGCTCTGTATTCGTAACGGAATCAAACGTATTTACAACAACAACCGTTGCCGGTCCTTGTTTAAAAATAGCGTCCAAAGCTTGTGGAATTGTAAATCCTGGTAATTGTTCCCCAAATTGAACAGCGTCATTTGGTGACAAAACCAAAATAGGCTCGTTTTTTGTACCGATTGGAGCAAGTCCGACCAATGCAATGACTGAAGACTTTACGACCGTTACAGGACGCGCGCCTTGGTCAACTTCTATGGTTTCGACACCATGTAAATAGTTAGCTGCCATATTTTATTTTTAATTAATTAATTTATTCGATGTTTTGTTTATAATAAATGTACGATTTTATAATATCATTTAATTTATTCGGCAATTTCAATTGTATTGATTTCGCCATCAGATTCGTCAATTAGCGTAATTTTTTCCAAAATAAGACTTAAATCTTCTGTAAAATCTTCAACATGAACCGATGTAGTTTGAAAAATTACATTGTAATTCCACAAATTGTTGATTTTTTGCGCTTCTTCGCCTCCAATTGTATGGTGTTTTGTAACTTGAATTCGTCTGCATCCTGAAGGTTTAAATCCGGTTAGTGCTTTTTTCAAAACACTTGCTAAATTGTAAGCTCCAAGTGATCCGCGCAAAAATGTACTTTCGATTAGGATTTGAATAAAAATCTTCTCTTCTTGCGAAACTTGCGAAGTACTTAATGAACTTCCATACTCTGAACCTGCATAAATTACGGTGAACCTCGCTTTTGTAGGCAATGGCTTGCTTCGGTCAGCTTCTAATTCAGGAAGTTTTTCAACTGCGATTCCAACCGTTAAAAACGGTGTTAATCTTGCCACGATTTCGTCTTCTAAGGTCTCGTAATTCATTTTATATTTAGATCAGTAATTCATTTATTATGGAACCGCATGACGTAATCTTGCAATGAATGTTTCTCCATCGTATTTAGTTTTTACTTCAACAACTGCAAAATATCCAATACCTTCAATCGTCACGTGTTCAAGATTTCCTGTGTCAACTCTCGTTTTTAAATTTTCAAAAAATCCAATTCTATACTCCATAAATGGTTCATCTGGATTCCAAGAATCAATTCCTGAAAGTTCTTGTTTTTCGCTAGGGTCTTTGTAACCAACCCGTGCAGTAGATGTAATTGACTCACTTAACCACGTAGCATTGTACCCCATAACGTCAGTTACAACATCGAAAGCCTGTTTTTTAAGTGAGTCAAATATATTCATTATCGTGCTAATACTACTTTAACAGTAGCGTCACCGGTTAACGCCGCAACGTGTGCGTATCCTAAGAATACATTTGTACTTGCAGTAGTTGTAGCAACTCCAGCAGCGATGTATAATTTAGCACCTTGTGCTGGAGCTGAAGAATCTTTTGCAACTTCATAAACACCTTCGGTTTTTACTATCGCAATTTGACCTTCAACATAAGTACCTGCTGCGATTCCAGCAGTAGCACCAACGGTAACTATCTGTCCTGAAGTATAACCACCTGAAGGGGTAACGACTTCGAAACAATCACCTTCTTGTATGTAATTTTTCATTTTTTATTTTTTAGAAATTAATCATTTTTTTTAAATAAGGAGGCGATAATTAAACCGCCTCCGAACTATTCACTATGCCGGTGCGGCACCTGCATTTTTGTACATTCCGCGCCAATCGATTGCTTTTGTTCCAAATACCATTCTGGCTTTGATTTGTAAAGCGTCAACATCAAAACCTTCTTTTTGTTCAATGAAAAGTTCTTCTTCGCCGTCCAAGAAAGCATATTCCACGGTGTCAATCATTGCAGGGTCTGCAACTAAGAACCAAGAATAATCCGTAATACGTGGCTCAACAATTAATTGTAAACCAGTCAAAGCAGCTACAGAAATATCTGTTTGTTTTGCAGGCGTGTAATTTGTTGAAGTCAGTTTTCTGGCAATCAATTCGTTTTTTGGTCCAACAATCAAAAATTTAGGTGCTAAATTTAAGAAGTCGCCTTCAATTGATTTTTGAGTTCTGAATAACTGATAAGCTACATCCAAACTTGTTTCCGACAATGCAGTACCTGTTGAAGTGTAGTTTTTGTGAGTTGCTACGTTCCACAATGCAATAGTGTCTCCCATTGTTGGGTTTCCAGTCATGATTCCGTAAACCAAGTCTGATTGTTTCTGAGCTGCTTTCATTGCGAATGCCTGAGGAACACGTGTGAATGCACTCAAATCATCATTAATA